CTGAATGATTGCAAATCCAGTTGAGTGACCTCCACGAGAATTTGCAGTTTTGGTCATTTTGATAAATGAATCTCTTATCCTACGACCCTCGAACATAGTCCGAGAATCGTCTTTTTTATTGATTATTCCTACTAATCCACACATTTTATCTTTCTCCATTGGTTGAGTTGAATATACCCTCTCTCACAAATCCGTAATCTCTCTGAGTGATGTATTGGTCTATTCTGTTATGGTTTGCCCTATATCGTCTTTGGATGAATAGGTTTGCATCTTTGGTCAATTGGTCATTGGTGTATGGTGTACCATCTTGGTTACCACTACGACCCACAAATCCGATTGCACCTCGGAAACTTGCCAACCCTCTTGAACCATTAGGAACATCCGACAATTTGACAAAGTTCGTACTCTCAACAGAGTTAACAATGGCATTTGTCACGACAATCCAAGACTTGATTTTCTCAAAACTTAATGAACCATTATGGTATCGAAATTCTACTGAACCTCTCTGCCATATATTCCTCAAATTAAGTCCACAACATCTGTTGTTTTGCAATAAACCATTCATGACCTTATCATTCACGACACGAACAACTTTATTAACTAATCCAGATTTCAGATTGGTTACTGAGAGAGGGTCGTTTTGAAACACTCTTGAGAGTTCCCCACTACTGAAGAAAGTTCTACGAACTGGTGTAGAATATCCTCGTCCTAGTCTTGAGGGAGATACCAGTTTGTAAATGATATTCTCATACTTTGCACAGAATAGAACCAAGTTCGTTATGAACTTTTTTGCAACTGGGTCGGATTCTCTGACAATATTCGTAACATCGTGATGAACATGAATGCCACAAGATTTATTGACCTCACATCCGAGTAATTGAAGAGTCTGACAGACTTTCTCCAGTTCGTCCAATCCCTCTTGTCCTTTCAATCGAGGGGAAACAAGTTCATTGTCTCCATAGAGTCCAGTTCTATGTGAACTCACTGAAGAGTCAGAGACTATTTTCCAATGGGTTCTGGTCGTGTGGTTGTAACCCTCAACCCTACATTGTACTCCAATTCCCCTCAAGGCATTTGCAATCTCTTCTTGATTCTTGTCAGAGGGTCTTAGGAATTCTATCTCTACTCCAAAGTCTCTCTCGTTATTAAAATGTCCTTTCATTTTATTTCTCCACTTTTTGTTATTGATTTGTGCCTCTTGTGAGACCCTTTAGTTTACAAATGTTTACATACTTTACAAGGACTTTTTTATAATAAATATGTTATGGTATGTAATCTTTTTTTAAATCATCGCCTACCCTTCGACAAATGGGTCATTATTACTATTATTGATTATGGGATTTATAGAGAATCGGGACATTATTATAAATCATCGCATACCTTGTGGGGATTGGTCTTGTGTTGTCTCCGATTGATTGTCCATTATATATATCAAGGGAGAGAGGGTCGTTTTTTTTTGAACATCATTTTACATCTCCCTCGAGAAATAAGACAACCTATTCCATATTATGTTATGCAAATACCCTCATTTTTATGTATGTCTACCCTCGGAGAGAGTGTCCCATAAAGTATTGTTCAGATGTGCCTGGGATATAATCTGAGTCGCTGACCACCCTCGCTAAGGGGGGGGTGGGTCACCCTCGTATTTGTACCACATTGTTATATTTTAGGTATTTATAAATGAGTTGACATAATTAACGCATTAGTATTAGACTTGGGTGTGTTAAAATTCATCATAGGATTGTTTTTAGGTGTTGTGTTCGCCTTTTTAATTTGTGGCATAAGACTAATAATCATAGATGAGAAGAGGATACAAGAGTTAAAAGAAAAGGTAAAAGAGAGATGATATGCAGATGTTGGACTTATTTAGTGGAATCGGTGGATTCCATAGGGGTTTTGAAGAGGCTGGATGGAAATTTGATTGGGTTGGTTTTAGTGAGGTTGATAAACACGCCAGTTCAGTTTATAGACATAGATACCCAGAGGCGGTAGAACTTGGAGACATTAAACTTATTCAACCAGAAAGAGATTTACCAGATAAGCTTACAGTCCTTTGTGGAGGCTTCCCGTGCCAAAGTTTTTCGATTGCAGGGGCTAGGGGCTCATTTTCCGACACAAGAGGAACTTTATTTTTTGAAATCGCACGGATTCTCTCGTATTACAGAGACAAAGGAGACCCAGTCCCCTATTTTCTACTCGAAAATGTTAAAGGCTTATATAGCGCAGGAGATTACACAGCATTTGCTACAATCTATGGGATTCTTGCCGAGCTTGATTATAATGTTGAATGCTCATTGGAAAATACTAAGTATTACCTCCCACAGAACAGAGAGCGAGTATACATTGCGGGATATATTGGAGACAGAAGTAGAGGACAAATATTTCCTCTCAGAAAAGATGAAGAAGCATTTAAGGGAAAAAGGGAGAAGGAGTCCGAAAATTGTACAACAATAACAGCAAGGTATCATAAGATGGGTGATACGGACACATATGTTTCAGAGAAGATAAATATCATAGGCAATCTAAAGGGAGAGGATGGACATGAGTGTCATAATGTTCATTCTACCAATGGAATAGCACCTACGGTAAGGGATAATCACGGAAAGACAACAATGATTGCAGATTACAGAACAGATGAGGGATTAAGGATAAGGAAGGATAACGTAAGTCCTTGTTTAAATAGTGTTAAGGCAAGTGAGACAGAACCTTCTTGGATGCCACCATTGGCTATAGAAAAGAGTTATGGGGTTAAGGCATTAGATGAAACATTGGAAAAAAATGATTTGAAGGTTGGTGATGTGAAGGCATTGGATTTGTATAATAGAAAGGCTCAAGATATTTCTCCAACATTAACAGACCCAAAGCATGGAAATTTAAGATTATATGAAAATTCAAGAATAAGAAGATTAACTCCAAATGAATGTGAAAGACTTCAGGGTTTTAGTGCCAGGAATAAGGATGGAACATGGGAAGATGGTTGGACAAGTAAGGGGATGGTAGATGGTAAGGTTGTGGATATAAGTGACACACAGAGGTATCGAATGTGTGGTAATGCAGTTACGGTAAATGTGGTAAGGGCTATTGCAGCAAAGATGTTAAGTACGGTAGAAACGGATTGTGAACATGAGAATTTGGAACAAGGTGAGGATAGGTATGGTAGAGAAGACCACGAATATACTACTTATTGGTTTTGTCTTGATTGTGGGGAGGAGATTGAGTAGATGGGTCAAAAGAACTCTGACTTCGATTTAGATTTACAATATGGTCAAATCTATGAAGAGGGTTTAAAAGTTCTATTGGAATCGAAAGGAAAGATAGAGGTGAAGACAGAAAGAGATAAATGGTATGATACTGGTAACATGGCTATTGAGATAAAATGCAATGGTAGAAAATCGGGTCTTGCAGTAACAAAGGCAGATTGGTGGTTTCATATTTTTTCAAAGGATGGAAATGTAAAAGGCATGTTATGTTTACCCGTCAATGAATTGAAGAGTATCTGTAACGGTATGGTAAGAAATGGTAAGGCACGAAAGGTAATGGGTGGTGATGGAGATAGGTCAGAGATGTTATTACTTCCAATAAAGGAAGTTGCTGCATCTATCGGAATGTTTTTTTAATGCAAAAGGAGTTCTTAATGGACAAGTTACTGAAGACAAGTGAATTGTGTTCTTTACTTGGTGTCACGAGACAATGTGTCTATAAGTGGCGTCAGTTGAAGAATCCGATTCCTGTAGCCATAAATAATACCAATAATGGTGGGAAGACGATTAGATATAATTATACACAAGTAATGGAATGGTTGAATAGTAATGGCAAAGAAGAAAAAGTTCTACGCACAGAAACGAACTAAATCTGGTAGATACATAACGATTGCCGAGGCTGATACCAGGCAGGAGTTGATAGAGAGGATAAAATCAGATAGTAACACATACGAAAAAAGAGAGAGGTAGTTTTATGGCAAAGAGATACGTTGACACAGAGATGTGGAAGAAGAAGTGGTTTCGTAAATTATCACCTAAGATGAAAAATGCTTGGCTTTATTTAATAACGATGTGTAATCATGCTGGATTGTATGAGGTTGACATAGACCTGATGAGTGTATTCATAGGAGAAAAGATAACTGAAGATGAAATATTTCGTTCTGGTTTGGCTACACAGATAGAAATTTTAGATGATGATAAGTGGTATTTGCCAAAATTCATTAAATTCCAGTATAATGTTAGTAGTCCAAACGAATTAAATCCTAATAATAGGGTGCATAAAAGTGTGATTGAAATTTTAAATACACATGGTTTATTAGATGAGGCTAGGAAGCCTCATACTAGACCCTTAAATTCTGAAATAAGGGGCTTACAAGGGTCATCCACAGAAAAAGAAGGGGCTAAAGATAAAGATAAAGACTTTAATAAGAGTTCTAATAAAATTAAAAGAAAGGTGTTTAAAAAACCAACTGAACAAGAAGTGAAGGATTATTGTGATGAAAGGGGTAATACGGTAGACCCAGCACGATTCCTTTCACACTATGAGTCCAAAGGTTGGATGGTTGGAAAGAATAAGATGGTGGATTGGAAGGCATCCGTAAGAACGTGGGAAAAGAATGATTTTAATCAAGACAGTAAAAAAAGTAGGGTTTTCGTAGAACCTGAACATAGGAAAGAACGTGGCTGGTAATTATAAATTTCGACCACATGGTGGTAAACAGACAGAATTCTTAGGTTCTACTGCCAACTGGATATTCTATGGTGGGGCGAGAGGTGGGGGTAAATCCTTGATGTTGGCGTGGAAGGCGGCACTTATTCCAAGGGCATACCATTATGAGAGATTAAAAAGAAGAATAGAACCCGATGAGGCAAAGAGGTTAAAGGCAGAGGGCAAGGGAGTTAAAACTGTTGTCGATGCCGTATCCATTGATTTTCCCGATTACATTGGTATTCTCATGAGAAGAACCTTTCCTCAGCTCGAAAGGAACTTGAAACCTGAATGTGATAAACTTTATAGACTCTATGGGGCGAATTGGCAGGAAAGGAATAAATGCTATCTGTTCCCAAGTGGTGCAAAGATATATTTGGTTCATTGTCAAGATAGAAGGGCGTTGGATAACTACATTGGTGGTAACTATAATTTTATTGGAGTGGATGAGGCAAATCAATTTCCAGAACAATGGATTGAAGAACTATCTACCTCTGCTCGTACAGATAATCAATTACTGCAGCCACAAATATGTTTAACATCGAATCCTGGCAACATTGGACACATATGGCTCAAAAGAAAATTCATTGATAGATGTCCTCCCATCGTAGTAGGAGAAAAGATATATAATCAAGAATTTGATGTACATCATCAAAGATTAAAATCAGGTGACCCATACATAGATGATGAGGGAATCAGTTATCACTTCATACCTGCGACCGTGTTTGATAATCCAACTCTCTTAAAAAATGACCCAAATTATGTAAGAAAACTTAAAAATTTAAACCCAGTCCTAAAGGCGATGTGGTTGGAAGGTAGGTGGGATGTATTCGCGGGTACATTTTTTGACAATTGGAATCCCATGCATCATGTGATACCAAAATCAAATTTTCAATATGGAGTACATTTTAAGAAAAATACACATAGCCTATATAGATTCTATGACTATGGAACAAAAGCACCATTTGTCTGTTTGTTCGCTGCTGTTGATAGAGACCAGAATATGATTGTGTTCGATGAAATAACAGAAACGGGACTATCTGCTTCAAAACAAGTACAACTTGTTAATAAGTATACTTGGGAAAACTATAAATTAAAACCCGATGATTTTGATGATGACATAGCAGACCCAGCCTATTGGACAAAACATTCTGAGAAAGAAGGGGCTTTGTATTCTCCCGCCGATTTCTATAGCGATGATGGTATCTTTCTTTCAAGGGCGAACAATGACCGTAAGGCAGGAGCTAAGATAGTGTATGAAGGGTTAGAAGTACCCGATGAGGGAGAACCAAGAGTAAGGTTTACAGAAAATTGTTTACAATGTATAGAAACATTCCCTAATTTACCATCGGCAGAAAATGACCCCGAAGACATTGATACTAAGGCTGATGACCATCATTACGATGCTCTACGTTATGGTAGTTTAAAAGTTTTGCCAAGCCTTGCCATATATGAAAAAAGAAAAAAAGGATGGCGTTATCGTATCGGACAAACTAATTCAACTGGTAGTACAAGCTGGAAAACAGCATAATGGCTAAAGACTCATATAGCAACGATACTCCTTCTGGTTCACAATATGCCGCAGGTGTATTATCCAAACAAGCCGATAAGGTCTTGAAGTGTTGGAAGTATAGCCGCGACTCATTTGAG